TGTTCCGTTTGAGGTTAAAAATTGGCCAGAAGTTCCTGGCCCAGCAAATGCAGTCACACCAGGGGCTGACTGATAAGGAACTTGCCCTGCGGTTCCGCCAGCAAGTCCAGATGCCGCAGGCGATCCAGCGTTTAATGCGCGGATAAAATAGCACATCAATCCTTCTCCGGGAAGTCTTGCAACATCAAAGACAGTGGCAGATGCATTTGGGTCGCATGGAATTGTCCAAATAACCCTGCCGCCAACAACTGTTTTAGTGAGTGCCGTGCCGTACAATGCTGCCGTCAAATTCTCGATCAGAGAAGGCACAGACTCATTAGACACACTCGGATACGGAATGTCTTTGCGGCAAATCGAGTTGGTCGATGTGTCTGCCATTGCGTGAGCTTAGTTGTTGTTCAAAAAAATGTCAGTTGAAATCATGCAACCCTGCCGCCTCTTAACCCAATATGTCCCCAAACAACGTATTGATTCCCAACTATGTAATACCCAGGAAGACCACCAGTTGATCCATTTGCCGATCCGCCAACACCGCCAAGAGACCCGCCAAGCCCGCCGGAATACCCTCTTGCCCCGGCAAAATATTCACCCTGTGCCCCAGCACCTCCGTAATACCTTGTGCCGCTCGCTCCCCCAAAATAATTGCCGGAATCCCCGCCAAGCCCAACATCAGTGCCTGCACCTCCGCCCCCGGCCCCGCCTTGTAGCGTCTTACCATAATAGACATAGTTTCTACCGCTTCCAGCACCGCCTCCGCCTCCAAAAAGCTGATACAAATTTTCAACAACGCATGGCCTTTCGGCCCATAAAGATGGGCCGCCATTTTCGCCATTAACCCCATAGGATGTGCTGCTAGAAAGCCCGCCGCCTTCGCCGCCCTTTCCGCTTATTAGCCCATCGTTGATGATGATCACAGAACTGTTCAGTGGAATTCTTGTGTCCACCTTCATGGCTGGGCTATTCGTGTATGAAGAGCCAAGAACAATGCCTCTAGAAAGGCTAACAACGATCTGCTTCGGCGTGACTCCGTTCCACCCTGCGCTGACTGCCTGGTCATACACATTAAAGTAATTCCCGCCTGTCACCGTGAGGTTTATGGTTGGAGGGATCACCCCATTTGAGCACAGCCCAGCGGACATTATCATGCCAAGTCTCCAGTTAGTGCCCAGGTGTCTGTGTCCATCTTTATAAGCGTTGCCATTGAGTAGGCGGTGTTCGTTTTTGTCCTAGAGTTTGATGACCGCACTGTGACTCCAACCGCTGGACTAAAGACAATTTGCCCGGCTCCGGCCTGCTGAAACATAATCTGAGTTCCAACCGGGAGCGCGACACTTGAGTTTTTGGGGATAAAAACAATTGTCAACGCGAGTACGCTTGTCGATAGCACTGGAATGATCGAATTCGCGTCCGTCAATGCAAGCGTGAACCCGCTTGTCCTTGACGTAGACACAACTGGAACAGCAGCGGCTGAGAAAACGCGCAGTAAATAGCAGAGCAACCCCTCTCCCTTGTTTCGAGGAATAGTTGTCAGGCTTGCCGTGTTGTTTGGGTCGCATGGAATAATCCACTTAACAACACCAGACGACACTTCCTTTTGGACTTCCCCATAAAGAGCGTAAACCAGATTTGCCATCAACGATGGCACGGACTCTGGAGACACCATTGGGTAGGGCGTGTCTGCATTGCAGACGCCTTGATAAGCATTCCCATCTTCGCATCCACAACTCATTTGTTCTCCCTCTGTTTAAGTGCTGCTGCGGCGTTAATTGCGTCCTGCTCGCACGCGGCGTACCGAGCGGCGGAATGCCAAGTTTCATTTCCCGCTGCCGTGTACGACTGCCCCGGGGACAGCCTCAATATCCCGTTGGGAGGAAATACTGAGGCCGGAAGAACTGAGGAACCGTTGGTGCAGGATGTCTGCGCGAGCATCGTCGCCAGCAGACCTAGCTTTAAGAATGTCATTTTGGACTTCATCGCAATACCTGGCAATGTCTCGCTCAAGTTCCCATTTCGCCCGGACTGATTTAATGCTCAGAAAAGCCTCAAGAGACTTTAGGAGCGACAGTATCAGCGGGAGCATTGGTCTTTTCTTTGCGAACCACATTGATGACACCCATCAGTGCCAATCCGGCTGAAATGATGGATTCAGCGAGGTCAGGTCGAAGTTTAACGCCAAGCCCAGTAATGAGAGAGATTGCCCCGCGCCAAGTGGAGGGTTCGTTGAGTCGTTCAAGGATGTATTTGATCATACGGTTGGGTTTATTTTGTTATCGAGGAGTGAAACGCGGTTGTTCCACCCATCAATGAACTTGGTTTGTGTTGGATTTTTCCTGCAAATCGCATCGTAGACATCTCTCCGCTTTTGGTTGTATTGAGCGCAGAGCTTTTCCGCCGATCCTGGCAGCACTGTGGCGTCTCTTGCGGCTTGCAATGTGGCCGGGCCAATGATGCCGTCTTCCTTAGTTTTTACAACCCTTTGGAGAAGTTTAGCCCCTTGCGACTTCCCCATGTTCACGCAAGCGTCAAAGTAAGCAAACGACAATGGCCATGGCAACTTGTCGGACGCAGTGGATAGCCACTCCCTCCAGTAAATCTCCAACGCCTTGTCTTTGTCCAACCCCTCTATGTCCACTCCAGGGTGAGAGCGGGAGTCCACCCCATATTTCGTCAATCCCCCGGCGTCATCCGGGTCTCTTTCACTGACGACTTTTCCGTTGCGAACGACATTTTCTCGCGCAAACACAAAGTCCATCACATCGAGGAATTCTTTTGTCATTACTGGTTCTTTTCTAGGATTCGCGACCACAATTCTTTGCGGTCTCGCTCACAATCAATAATCGCTTCTTTCAAGTCTCTGATCTGCTCTCCAAGGGCATTAAGATGCTCGTTTCGTTCTTCGTTCAACTTCACGATTAGCCCCTTGTTCATGCTCTGCATCCAATACAACGCGATACAGAACATGATGAAGTACGGGCCTTGCCCTTTTGCGGTGTCGAGTAGCAGTTGTTCCATATTAAGCCCAACTCAGACTGACAACGGTGTCTCCAGCAGAAGTTGCGGTTGCGTCTGTATCTGCCATACCAGCCGTAATTGCGATTGATATTCCGGCAGTAAACTTAATGCCAGACGTGCCGCAATTAAATGATACAGCCGTCCCATTTGCTGCGCCCACAGTCAGTATTGGAATGTCTGAGGCAAGCACTGGAGCGGTCGCCTTGTTATACAATTTTACAAAGTTCGTTTTTCCAGTGCCAGTGAACACCCAAAGGCTATTAAGCATCCCAACAGCAGACTTAATGACCGAAATATTTGTGGATGCTGTGGTGATGATCTTTTGGGCATTCACAACACCCTCAGAGGATGTGTTTGTAATGCGAGTAACTGGCAACGCTGGGCTGAATCCAGCCAAGTTGTTCAGAGAAAGCACATATGCAGTAGTCCCTGCCGTTACTGCTCCCGTGTAATACACCCTCAAAAACACAGCTCCGTGCGTGGAGAATGTGTAGTACTGGTTCGCCGCCAATCCATTTGCCTGCTGCGGCGTAGACCCGGCTTGCCAACAAGTAACAGCAGACCATGTCACAGAGTCCCACGAGATTTGCAAATTGAGCGATCCAGCCGTTGTGCCTACTGAAGTTATCTGTATCGCTCCTCCCCTACAATTCCCCACATAAAGTGGCCCTTGCACCATTGCCGCCCCCGCAGAGGTGAATGCCGAGGAATAGGGATAAACTGACGGAGCAGGGTTGTCTATGATGCTATTCACCCCATTTATAGCCGTGCCTTGAAGGATGAAATTTGGAGTTCCAGACGCGAGCGCAGTTGTTGATATGAGTCGATATAGCTGGGTTGTTGCAAGGAATTTTGTTCCAGCCCCAAATGCGGTGTCGTTAACCCAAGTTGCCCCACCATCGTTTGAATACTGCCAAGTAAGCGTAGCCCCTGTGCCAAAAGAGTAGACTGTTGAAGCGATTGCCGAGTAGGTTGCCCCATCATATACCCCGCCTAATATTGCCCCCGCCGAGAACAGATTTGACGAGTTGTAATTCAACAACGTCACCACCTTGTTGGACATCGACATTGGCAATGGGTTTCCAACATCATTGGTCACCTCGACATTGCCGCTCACTTTATGGACTTGCGATGTGGTGTATGTTTGGTTGTACGTTACACTTGCAGTCCCAGAACTTAGCACCCACGCTATCCTGACATAGAAATATCCAGAAACATTTAATTCAATCAAATCATTGCTTGTGATTGATGTTCTGAATCCCCCGGCGACATTCGCGTACACTGAAATTGGAACAAAATTTGTGGCGTCCGCTGAACCAAAAAACGATATGGTTCCAACCCAAGTTCCAGAGAATTGAGCAGCAAATGATCCAGATGACAGAACCTTGACATCAATATTAGATGTCGCACTCATGCCCTGAGTGATCGCACCGCTTGCCAAGGAAACTGTATTTACAGGATTTACAATCATATTAAGCGAGCAATGTTGTCAGTGTAAAATTCTGGTTGCAATACGCTGTTACGCTTCCAGTTGGAATAAATGAAGAGAACTCAAGCGTTCCGCCACCTGCCTTTAATAAAAACCCAGAGTTAAACGTAGCAGAAACTCCAGAAAAAGAAATCTGAACATCTGTGCTCCCAATGTTTTGAACCAGAAAATAAACATGGGAAGAGTTTAGCGTTAGAAGAGTTTGCGTCCCCCCGCCTAGTGTCGTAGTGGCGACAGTAGCCGCCCCGGTGTTTTGTGGTAAGACCATAAATCAAGACATAGCCTCTTGGCAGATTAAGTGCGCCCCAACATTTGCCCCATTTGATAAAACAACAGTTCCAAGCGTTGTAATCGAAAACGTGCTGGCAACAGTGAACGTAACGGAATTTGCGCTTGGAGTTGCAGTCACTGTCCAAGTCCCATTAATCACGCCAGTGCCAGTAGCCACAAATCCAGCCAGTGTCACATAGTCGCCTGCTCCGAGGTTATGAGGCGTGGCAAATGTGAGTGTGACTACGCTTGCTGTATTTGAAGCTGAAGAAACTACAGGAGAATTTGTCTGGGTTGCTTTTGTTGTGATTGCAACTGTCAACGTGTCCGGCAAGTTGCCAACAATAGTGTTGTACAATGGGAAAAAGTTTGTCAGGTCAATCGGTATGACGCCAGACCCTCCCGCGGGTGTTGTGAACGCATTTACCACTTCGCCGCCAGACAATGCAGTAGCGGACACATCTCTTGTGGCAAATGAGTTTGGACTGCCAAGTGTAGAGAGTTGCTGAAACGAAGCCCCGGTCAATGTGATTGGATTGCCGGGAGTGCTGGCTATTAACTCGACCACACACAACGAGTCAGACGAGACCATCAACTGCAATGGAAGCAATTGCCCTCGATTGATCTGCCCCGCAAAATATGTAGAGAAGAATGTTGCTGAATTGCTCGCGGAACTTGCGATTGCCGCGTTGTTGAAGACAATTGTTCCACTTGTGGTTCCAGTCACAGACAAAACAACTGTGCCAGCAGGAAATGCAGTGCTGCTCACTGTCATCCCAGGAAAGATTGTGCCTCCAGTAGCACCACTGTATGACACAGATGCGCTCCCGGCGGTTGTTACAGCAGTTGCGGATGGCATTGTGGCTAAAGGCGCGACTGGCATCACCCCACCTTGAATAGGCTCAACAAAATTGATTGTGTTGGAGGTGTTGCTTGTGATCCTTGCCATGTAGAACGCGCCATCCGTTCCTTGGTAATAAAGCGACCTGCCTGCATATTGGTTAACGCCAAAATTTGTAGACAAACTGTACGCTATTCCAATTGTAGTTGCCTGGGTAGAGTTTGGAATTGTGACAGTGGACGGAGAAACGTATGTCGCAGTAAAATTCACGTTTAGCCCTGACGGAGAAAATCCAGACAACGTAATAGTGGTTGTCCCTTGTTGCAACCCGTGCGCCCTCTTGAATTGAATTGTTGTTGTGCTGCCAGATACAACAAAACTCTGAATCGGAGGCAAGAACGTGCTGTTCGTAAATACCATCTGTGACGTTGTCGCAGCCATGAAATACGCAGTGCTACCAGCAAGCCCAGCAAGGTTCCCAAGCTCTTGAATGCCCATCACGCGAGGCTGGATTGAAAGAACTGGGAATCGAGTTGAGTTTGGGGCCACATAGCGGCGAGGAGCCGCAGGGTTCATGCCGTAGGAATATGTGAACCCTCTCTGCTCGTCCTTCTTTCCCTCCATCATCACGGACACACCATAATGATACATGGTGTTTGGGTTGGCAGCACCAAGGTCGCGCTGCTCGTACCTTACTGGAAGATTCCCAGTGCGAGACCATGCGACAACGCCATTCCCAGTTCCGGGCAGCGTTCCCCCACCATAGCTTCCGTTGTTTCCTGCACCGATTTCATGCAGCACAAAAGGCTCACCATTGATCAAAACCCCCCAACGCAAGCATCCTGCTCCGTACCAAGCGTATTCTAGCCAAAACATCTGGAGTTTTGACCAATCGATCTGAGACTTAATGTTCTGTGGGTCGCTCCAGTTTTCGTAAGAGACGCGGACATCGCTTGTCAAATACTGAAATGTGAGCGTTCCGCTGACTGTCCCAGAAGCGGCTGTTGAAAGCGTGACTGTGTTGCCGGAAATTGCAGTCACATAACTATTTGCAGCAATTCCAGTTCCAGTAACAAGCTGGCCAAAAAACAAGCCAGTAGAGCTTCCCACAGTAATCGTCAAAGATCCACTTGTTCCGCTTGCTGTTGTTGATATAACAAAATTTGGCGCAGTTGCAGTTGGGTAATAATTTGTGTCAGAACGAATTACACAATACATTCCACTGTCATTCACGCCTGCCTTAGTGACGGATTGCTCAAAGAACATCCCATTGGCATCATCAAAAAATCCAAACCTTTGAACTTGGTTTGCATTGGCTGCGCCCAATTGAAGAGCGGTCGCCATGAACATTGACTTCCCGGGCTGATATCTGTGATAGGGCCGAGATTGTCGAATGGTGATTGCGGATGGCGAAGAGCCTGGCAAAAACATCGCGCACGCCCCAACTCCTGGAAGATGCGTTATCGTTCCTCCTCCTGCCGTAAACTCTTCCCAGCGAAGCTGTTGTTTCCCGTATTCAAAATCCGCGTCGTAGATGTTCTGCGACATGGACATCTTGATGCGACCCACCACATCCTTGTCCCGCTTTACGAGATCAACTCGATTGAGATTTGAGGTTAAAGACATAGCTTACGCCCAGATGATGTGGATTGGGACTGTTCCGTTGGTGCAGATCATTTTGACCGATCCAGTAGGTACAAACGATGTGCCAAATTCAATAAAGGTCAAATTCCCATAGCTTGGGCCAGAATACGCGCCAGCAGCAATCCCCCACTCAAGAAGTAGTCCGTTTGATGCGCTTGGAGTGCTTCCATCAAATGTGATGTAAAGCGAGAACGCATCAAGCCCGCTGAAATTTGGCTGAATTCTAAGATACTTGCGAGAAGCGTTTGCAGGCAGAACTTCAGCAGCAGTAACTCCTGCTGAAGTTGTTATGTAATTGCCTGGCCCAGAAAATCGGCCCGAATTGTAAGGTGTTCCCATAGGTCTTGAATGTTAATCCAGACGAGACGGCACACTGGGGTTAACCAGTGTGCCGCCGAAGTCTAGCCTACCAATTAGAGACCAGTGGCTGCGGTGCTGCAAGGCAGCGGCTGTCCATCAAATGGGCAGCGTTTGTAGAGGATCGGCATCACGTTCTGCGGACGCACAGGCTGGATAGCCCGGCTGATCTGGTAGATGTGCTGACCGAAGTCTCCGTAGAGGTTACAGTCGTTGTCGCGGAAGAATGTCCACTCCAGTTCGCCCATTGCCAACTGTGGCGCAAACTTGAATGTGCCTTCTCCTGCGTAGGACTCAGGAACCAGACGCTTGAAAGCGTCACCCGCAATAATGAACCCAACCTCGTAAGGCGCGGCGACCCAATCAGGGTTGCGGCGTTGCGCGAAGCCATTTGTGACAGCCGTGCTGATGATTGGGTTGACCAGATTGAGGTTTCCATTGCTGTCAAAGCCCGTTGCGCGAAGAGGTTGCTGGTCGATGCCAAAAGCAAAACCGCGATAGCCTTGGAACTGGTAGCCGGAGATCGAGTCTTCACCCAGCTTGAACGAACCCGCGGTCAAGTACAGCAAGTCTTCCTTCACATCCGCGTCATTGCGAATGTTTTCAATGGCGTCAGCACCAAGCATAACTTGGAAGAATTCGCCTTCCTTCGACGCGAATGGTTCGGCAAGCATTTCTTCGCGAAGGAATGTCCCGGAGCGATACAATGTCTTGAAGTTAAGAGGCCCGTCAGGAAGGGTTTGCGCGAACTTGGTATTGATATTTTGCATATCACCAGTGAGGTTCGCGCCGAAGGAAGCGGTCGTGTTGACCACATACTTCACGCCAGACTGAATCAGATACTGATACCGAATATCGGCATTGATAATCTGAAGGATGGACTTCTCAAGCGACACTTGAGCCTGGAGGTATGACCCCTTGAATGCGGTGCGTGCTTGCTTGACGCAGACCCTCGGCCCGGCCCCGCGAAGGGTCTGGAGTTGGAACTGGTATTCAGTCGATCCAACTTGGTCAGGAGGATTGCCAGTGCCGCACAGAGTTGTGTCGTCTTGAAAAACAGGAGACGCAAGCGAGGCGTATGGGACTGCCATTTCTTCGACAACAGAACGCACAACATCAGAAACATTGGGCAGCGTGCCTCCATCGATGGAGTTGATGTATGGGGACTTGCGAGCAAGTACCTTTGCGATCTGACCAATGATGCGGTTAACATCTTTGGAAGCGAAGTTCTGGATGGTTGCCAGAGGGATGCAGTTGTTTGTATCAGCCATAACAGTAGGTGTTTAAGTGTGTTTGTTTGGGTTTGTTTGTCGGTTTTGAGTTGCGTTAGTTGGTTGATACACGAAACCCAAATCCTGCTTCTGCCCGAGTGGGGTTGGAGTACCCGCGGGTCATTGTGCGTTGAGAATTGGCGTCCTGTAGCCAGCACCCGCCGCGAACTCGACGACCATACAAAGGAGCGGCGTCATCAAAGCACCACTCGTTGACATTCCCTCCCATGTCGTAAATCGACAGTTCGTTTGCTGTCTTGCCCATTACTGCCTGCGCCCCTTGTCCATTCGTCAGGTTGTCTTTAGACCAGGCGACAGCGGTTGAAGTGTTTGATCCTGGGTATGTGTACCCAAGCGAGGATACGCCACCAAACGCGGCCCACTCCCATTCTTTTTCAACGGGCAGTCGATACCCAGTAGCGGCGGCATCCACAAGAGGTACAGTGTCTCCAGTCGTGTAAATCACCTTTGCCGAAGCGGCGGTTCCGTTGGTGATGGTTGCAGCAGCAGTTCCGCTTACCACTGTCTGATAAGTGAATTGCGTTGGGCTAATAACCTTGATGCTTCGGATCAAATTGTAACCAGTCGGCGTTGCGCCAGTCACGCTAACCCAGTTTCCTGTTGAGAGCTTGTGACCTGTTGGCACAAGCGCAGTTGCTGTTCCGCTGGTGCTAATTAGCGACCCAATCGTCAATGTGTTGACGTAGTACACTGGAGTCAGCGTGCCTTGGTTCAATGTGGCAGCATTGCACCACTTGAGGGCATCGTACCAATCCACCTTTTCAACCGGGGCTGTCGCGGAATTTCCGCTGCCTGCCGCAAGGTCAAATCCATTCGCGTTGGCAAATGTCTTTTGAGCCTGCCACTCGGTGTAATTTACCTCGGATTGGCCAATCTTGAATGCGGTTACTGCCTGACCCTTGAAGTTGGTCGCGGCACTCATGGACGATGTGCCAGTGACGGTCACAAAGGTGTTCCACGCAGCATTAGCCTGCGCTGTCAGAACAAGGAAAACGGCTGTCAACAGTTTGACAAATTTCATACTGATCTCGGATTAGTTGGTGTGAGTTGTTCACGCTTGAACGGACTCCTAATCGCGAGACCGGGGGCACATTCAAGCATTGCAGTCCTCGCCTGAGGATTGCTCGCGTTGTCTGTTGCCCCCCGTCGTCAGGGACTGAATTTGAAACGACCTTTTGGGTTTACGACCTCCATCGAGCGACATTCGGAGTCGCCACACCGTGGTTTGCTTCTAAGTCAAAAATTAGACGCCCGCAAGCACTTTTTGATCATTTTCAAAAATATCCTTCATGCGGACAGATTTTGATCTATCCCCCCTTCCGTGAATATGTTGAACACGATCCATGATGGTGTGCAGCTCTGGGGCGACCCCTAAAATGTCAATCTCAGGCAGAATTTCGCCTTCTGACAGCAAATCTTCAGCGATGAACTTCTTGATTGCGTTCAAGCAGTGCTCTTTTGTCGCGTAAAAGAGGTACGCTGGGCTAGAGTGGTTCACCAAAAGGGTTTTTGTTTCTGCGGCTTTTGCGTGCTGCGGCGTCAGGTCGAGGTTAAGCACATCGTAATCGCTCATCCACCCACCCCCGGCGGCGTGTAGGGCGCACCACCGCGCAAACCGCGCATTCACCCAAGCAAGCCTTGCCGCAATGGCGGGGTGTCCCATTGCCATCTGCGCCAACTTCTGGTGCAACTTGTTGGTCAATGGACACCCCGCCGCGTGAGACCTATTTAGCATTATAGGCTCCCACCCATTTGCTTTCCAGCTAGTCGCCCACCAGTTCGCACACGCAAACTCTTCGGCTTGATTTGATGCAGGGATGGACTGGTAGTAGGCGTATACTTTCATGGATCAATAGGTCTTGTAACCAAGGTGCTTTACTGGGATGCCAAGGTCAATGTGTGGTTGATGGCCTGCTTTTTTGGCCCTGGCGCAGAACGAAACATCTTCGCTCATGCCCTTGCCGGATGGTAGGAAGTAATCAAATGGGATTGCTGGGGTTTTGCTTTGCAGTTCTGGATACGATTTCTGGATGTCCTCAAACACCTTTCGGTGCGCGAGCAAGCACCCAGTTCCAATCCA